CAGATGCCTGCGAAGTCGTGGACTTGAGTGCAAGCTGATGATAGAGATACCGATCAATGACGACTATATGAACCGTGCGAGGGAAAAAGCTTCTACTGTAGGCATATTGCAGGGAAGTATTACAGGTGGCACTAGCAACGTTGTAGGTGCGATAGGTGAATTAGTCGTTGCTGATAGTATTAATGCAAAGCAAATAAATACATACGATTATGATCTAGTTAAGGATGGGATGCGTATAGATGTTAAGACCAAGCGTTGTAACACCAAACCGTTACCCAACTATGATTGTTCTGTAGCGTTGCATGGAACTAAACAAGATTGTGATGCGTATGTGTTTGTTCGCATACTTACAGATTTAACAAAGGCTTGGATTCTCGGTGGCATCTCCAAGCATAACTTTTACAAAGAAGCCACCCTATACAGAAAAGGGGATATTGATTATAACAACGGCTATACATTCAAAGCCGACTGTTACAATTTACAGATAAGTCAGTTGAGTCCTTGCCATGAAATCAAAAACTAGAGCAAAGCTATTTGTGTTAGAAGCGTATTTAAACAAAGAGGGGAATGTGGAGATGAATTACGAAGCAGTCAAACCTGAAGATCTCGAACGAGAGTTAAATACTGGTTTGCCTATGTACAGTGGCACAAGTCAGGTTGCATCACTGCTTCGTTATCTTAGGAAATGTGGAGATGATATAATGAGTGGATCACGAAATTATATTTAGTAGTTATTTCTTACCTTCAAACTTCTTAATAGCACCACCGAGATTATAACCCATATCAAACTTTTTTTGTTGAGTCATCATACCCATAGCATCTTGTGTTTTAGGCGTAGCTGAACCCATAGTTCTATTTTTTTCTGCAAGTCCACCCATCATCATAGGTTTACGTGGTGATGCCATGCCACCACCATACATGTTTGATTTACGTTGACCATTATTATAAGCCTTACCTGTTGCACCTACTATTCTGTCGGCTTGTGTTGGCTTATCAAAGGGTGGTGCTAGGGCCGCAAACTTTTTTTGTTTATCAGTCATCTTCTTCATTAATCTTCTCCTTATTCAAGTGGGTCGATGGTTTGATCTGCTCTATCGTACTCTCTGTACTTAGCTTTGTAGTTGTCATTTATAACAACATTCTGTTCAGGATTTGTTTGAGTTTCCCAAGTTTTATATTTATTTAGTGAGGACACTAAAGCATTAAAGAACTGTATTTCTTTTTGACGAGATAAAGGTTGTCCTGTTTTTATGACTTCCATAAATAACTTTCCTACTTCTTTATCTTCTATTATAGCTTGAAATAATTTGTGACCACTTAATCTAAATTGTTGTAGCACAGCTTCAGTTCCAACATATCGTGCAGATATGACACCTCTGTTTATAGAATAGAATCTACTGATGTAACTTTCAACAGAAAAGTTTCTTGGTATGCCTGTGACGTTCGCTCTTACCTTTTCAATATCGTATTGTTCTGCCATCCATTTAACCATAGAGTTTAAGGTATCCATCCTATCTTCACCTATGATTTCTTTGACCATGTTGTTACGTTGCTTGTCGTTGAATCCTATAATCTGTTTAAGTTGATCCATATCCATATCTACTTCTGCAACTAAAGATTCTCCTGACCCCATTACGGACATCTTACCAGTTCTTTTAAAAACTTTTTTGGTAAGATCTTCCATAAAAGCACCTGTTATGAGTGTGTCTAAAGATTTTTGATCATATTTATTACCAAAAGTTTGTAGTAAACCTTGTTTTATTTGTTTGAATTTTTGAGGATTAACAGTAGCCACTTCTATTAGAGTTTTATCTCCTAACTCTTCAGGCAGAACGCTTCTTAAACTTCTTTCTATTTGTCTATAGTCTATTAAGGTATCATTCAAAGTGGTAAAGTTTTTCTTGGATACTTTTTCTAAAGTAGTTCTTAATCGGTTTTCACCTTCGTTAAATAAATTTTCACCAATAGAAGCAGGAGAATAGCTAAACAAATCTTTTTCTACTTTTCTTGCGTTTATTAACGATACCTTTTCTCCTTTAGAATTTACAACCGTATAAGCTTCTTCAAACTTTAAAAGTTTTCTTGCGTACTCCTGAGTGTTTAGTTTACCTTCTCGTGCAGCGTCAGCTATGTATTCTGATAATTTTAATTCTAAAATAGCTGTCAAGGTTTTTCCGTTTGGAGAATTTTTATTTATAAAAAATCTACCTTGTCTTTCTACATCTTGTGGTAATCCGGGGGGAGTGAGATCTTCAAAACTACCAAACCTTTTTAGAAGATCCTCTCTAAAATCCTCTAACTCATTTGCACCCATCTTGGATATTTTTTCTACGTTTTCAGTGAAACTAGGTTTTTGAGCGAGTGTTATGCCTGTTGGATTTAAATTACTTTTTACTGTTTTATCTCTGCCTTTAAAAAAGTAGTTAAAGTTTGTTTTGTTATCAAAATATCTATTCATGTAAACTTGATGAGCTGCATCTCCATCTGCTAATATTCGTGACACAGGTATGTTGTTACCCTTTGCATCAAGCACAAATAGATTACCAACTAATCTACTATTTTCTTCACCAAAGTTAACTTCAAACTCTTGAAACTTGCGTGTAGCTATTTGTTTAAGTTGTCTGTACTTATCAGATACCACTGTATCGTTTGGCTTGTAAGTCATGTTTTGTAGTCTACTAAAACTAGTTTTTAACTCTTTAAGTTGATCAAAACCCAATGGCAACGAATCTATTTTAACATTATTCATCCCCCCATTTTTATATATAGCATAAACTGCTTGTAAATTTTTAGGTAAAAAATCAAACTCTTGTACGTTGGGTGCTGCTTGTAATATAGAAGCTACAAATTCATCCACGTCAGCAAACCCTGAGTTTTGTGGTAATTTTTCAAACATTCTTTGTAAAGTTGAGTCTGCAGCTTGACTGAATCCTCTGAATATTTGAGATTGTTTAGAAGTGCCAATAGTGCCACCACCTATTTGTTTAAATATTTCTGTTTCATTCTTTGGTACGGCTTGTATAAATCCCTCAAGAATGTCCATACCCTCAACTTTGGCACTACCTTCTACAGGCACTCCATCGGCAGTTACAAATGTTGCTTTATCTAATCTTTGATAAAAGCCACTAACTTTTGCATTTTCAAAGTTTCTTACATTTTCTCCAAAACCTAAAAACAAATCATCTGAATTTTTATAATCTGGAACATCGTCAGATTCGGACACAAGCTTTTGTCCTTTCTTTAAAAGTTGCTCTGTTCTTAATGATTTGGATTTATCTTCAAAAGCTTTGCTAACTACGTTAAATGTGCTTTCATTATGGTTTTTTATTTCATCCAATGTTGGAAACTTTGTTGGAGAGAAGCCAAGCTTATATACTCTGGTCAAAGCTGAACTTATATCTTCTTTATCCATAGGGTGATCTTCAAGTTTACCCACTGTGCCTTTTATTAAACTTTCAATTTTAGCTAAGTCAGCACGTTGTAATAAATCTATATCTTCTCCTAATAACTGTGTACGCTTTTGTGCGTAGTCATAAGCCACCTGAACAGTTTTTTCAAACTTATCTAACTCAGTTATGCTTTCACCATCTAATCCTGTTTTCTTAAAATCTGCTATTCTTAATGTAACAAGTCTTAGTTGATTTAAAAGTTTTTGTTTTTCATCATGTATCTTTTGAAAATCCTCAATTACTTGCCCAAATTTACCTACGTCTTTTTGGCTTATGCTTATTCTAGCAGTTTCTTCTAAAGTTTGAAGAATAGCTAAATTAGACATCGTTGCAAAACTTGTTCCTAAAAGCTCATCATCAACCCCAACATTTTTTAATTTTGCAGATAGATCATCGATATATCTTATTCTCTGTCCTAATACTTCTGCAAACTCTGGACTAAAAGTGTTCACCTTCTTTGCTAACTCTTCTGTGTACGCTTTTGTTCCCTTTTTCGTGCCTATGATACCCCCTAGAGTTGCTATCTTCCCTTGCATGTTCCGTAGATTACTTGCCACAGCAAAACTAATACCTACACCCAAACCTACCATTTCCATGAGTGGAACGTCAACGCCTGACTCTTGAGCAAGTTGCCCAAAGGTAGCAGACCCTATGATCATAGCTTTGTTACCTTTAGCTACGTCTTTTATAAACTGAGGAACGTTGGCTGTAGATATTTCGTATCTTAAATCATTATTAGCCATGTCTATTTGTTTGTTAAGAAGTTCCAAACGTTTATTAAATTTAATATCGTAGTTTCCTTTTTTACTATCTATCAGATCAGTTCTTTGTTTTTGTAAGTTTTCTACAATTGAAAGTTTGCTTTTTACAGCAGCGTTTTCACTTAACTCTTTGCCTGCTTCTTCTATTTGTAAACCATGAACAAGAGCAGGGCCAGTGCGTAATGAATTTATTTTAGTGTACACTTTTCCTAATAACGGAGTGTCACCCACTTGAACTCTGTTAAACAAAGGCATACTTTTAGCTCTAAATTCAGTGTATTCTTCAATAAGTTTTCTGTCAAAGTCTGGGTCTTTACTTGGTAAATCACTAGGCCCCATTCTAAATAATTTTTTTGCACGATATGCTCTGTACTTAGCTAACTCTCTTTTTCCAAATAAAGAGGTGATTTTAGTTGCAGCAGAACTTGGCACTCCTAACTCTCCTACTAGGGCTGCTAATCTAAATGGAGTAGATGTAAACATTGATGCAAGCATCTCTGAAGTTCCAAGATCTATTTCTATGTTTTGTGCCGCAAACCCATCTTGTATTATGTTAGCTTGCAGAGGTATAATCATATCATAGAAGTTAGTACGACTAACACTATCTTTAAAGTTCTCAGTGCCTGTGAGTTTAGCTATATCAACTTTAGTGCTACTCTTTAAGCCTTCAGTTAAAAGATCGTAAGTTTCTCCTAATATATACACAGGTGCTTCTATACCGTACCTTACTCCTCTTCTAGTATAACCAATTATGTTAAACAGATCTTTAAATTTATTGTTTAAACGCTCTTTAAGTATTCCATATCTTTGTCTTTCATTCAAACCTGCTTCAATCAATATCTTGTTGTAAGCTTTTGCTAAAGCAACTTGTCCACCCACTTCATCAAAGTTAGTTCCGAAAGCATTGTCAAGTGTTACACCTATCTTCTTTCCACCTATAAAAGGTAGCATGGATGGAAATCTACCTTGTTCTTTTCTCTTTGGAAGTATATCAAATGCTTTCGCATCAAATGTAGGATCTAATGCTCTTTCTATAGAAGTTGATTTAAGAAGTATTGCTTGTGCTGATGGGGGTAAATAACCTTCAGGTTCTTTTATTTTCTTTGCTATGCCTGCATCGTAAGGTATTTTTATAGGTTCTAATGAAGGTGTTTGATCAGTGTGGTCAGGTCTTTTTACCATGAAGTGTGTAGCACCTCCCAAATTCATTATTCTGAGTCTTTCTTTAGCCGTCAGCTTTTTACTCATAGGAATAACTTGACCTGTCTTATCTTTGAAGCCGTAATAATTTTCTATCTCTGATTGAAACTCTGGATTATCTGTAGCCATAACATCTTCTATGTTAGGTAAGTTTTTAACTTTGGACAAATCAGTTACGATTTCTCGTGCAACCACACTTGAAGATCCGGGGATAAAGTCACGCTCGAAAGTTTTTGTAACCTTTTTTATAGCACCTTTTGGCGGCCCAAATATGCTGTAGTCACCTGCCGTGTCTGTCGTTACAAATTGACCTTCACCAGTTTTTTGAGTTTGTATATTTTGTTTTAGTTCTTGATCAGATAAAACGTTTTCTTCCATTAATCATCCCTTTTAATGAACTTTTCTAATTCTTGTTGTTTTTGTATTCCGTAATCTGAAACAACATTGTTTGTTTGCTTTTCGTCATACCCATTGAACTTTTGGATATTTTTAAGTCTAGGTATAATATACTTTCTCCTATCTGCAACTTTAGCTAATAAGCTACTTGAATTTCTTCTTCTTATTTTTCCTAACAAATTACGCCTTTCCTTATCTTTTAGAAATTGCCTTGCTTTTAAAGCAGAAAATACTACAGATGTATCAGGATTTTGTATAGCTTCGTTGTATGTATATATTTTCTCCATCATCTTACGTGCTTCATTTAGAGTTGCAACTTCTAATGCTGCAGGAGTAAAGAACCCATAGTTAAGTGATCTCATTATGTTTTCTACGTCTTGGTCAGATATAGTTCTACCACCTGTTCCACCTTGTATAGCTGCAGCCAGTTGATATGCAAGCATGTATTTATGATATTGTCTGATCGCTAACTTACGTATTATGTCTGCAGATCTTTCACCTTTCAATGATGCTTGTGTTTTTTTATCTAATCTTTTTATAAAATCTGTAACACCAACCGTTCCGTCTATAACACCTTTAATTTGCTCAAATCTTTCACCATTTCTTTTTCGTGCGGCAATCTCTTTCTCGTTGGTCGGATCAACACTATCGTACTCTAAGTTTTGATTAATAAGACTATTTGATAATTCACTTGCAGGAGTTGATATAACATCAAGAACATTTCCACCTCTGAATAGCACAGGAATTGCTTTTAAATACTTTTTAATTGTTTGTACACCACCCACAGTGAATACAACAGCATCTCCTTGCAGTGCATTTATATCAATAAATTTGCCATCTTCCTCGTAATAAGTTTCTACCATCATATCAATTGTGGTCATGGCATTATACGCTGATTCAGATTTGGCTTTTGCATCTTCTCTAACTTGTTTTTGGCTAAAATCTTTTCCGTAAAATTCTTCCATTATATTATTTGTTGCTTGAGTATTACGTGAGGTCAATGCTTGAAGAAGATCCATTGCTTTTTTATCATCGTAGCTTACTAACAGTGCAAAGTCATCAGTTATCTCATCTCGCACTTGTTTATTTATCTGCCCTAATGGGTGCAATTTAGGATACGGAGAAATCATAGCCATAAAAGCGTCAAGAAAAGTAGCTTCTCTGTTACCTAGTTTTCTTCCTAATATAGTTTGATCTAATTGTAAAATAAAATCAAGAGCAGGTTGATCGTCTGTTGTAATTGGTCTTCTTTGTAATCCACCTTTACCGTCACCTAAAGTTTCTACTTTTATTTTTTTAGTAATTGGATCTACTTCATAATTTATAATGCGTTCAATGTTTAGTCCTATATTTTCTGGAGCTTCTTTTCTACCAATAATCGTGGATAATTTCTTTATAATACCATCATATTTTTTATTTACACTAACAGTTGAGGTTAAAGTTCCCTTAAATTCACCATCTTTACCTGTAACGGTATTTCTAACTGGAGGTATGTTTACTTGATCGTTTTTTGGTGGGAGCAGTTGACTTATAGATTTTAAATCTGCTGTTTTTGATGCTTCCGTAGATATCAGCATAATGTCTTCTAACTTCATAAAAGGTGCAAATTTACTAGCAACCTCATTTATAGCACTTGTTGGACTCTTTGGATTTGTTCTAGAAAATATCGTAACACCTTTATCAGACACACCTACAGGTTCTCCTGTAAAATACCTTGCTAAAGTGTTAGTTAAAAAAGTTCTTACTTTACCTCTTAACATTCCATTTGAGTTGATTTGATCAACGTAGTTTGGATGGTCTTTTAAAAAAATTGAAAAGGACAATAGCCTGTCTGGGGCCTTTTGTTGACGGTAAATTTTAAAACCATCTGGAACAACTTTTCCAAATCTTTTTTCACCTGAAGAAAATCCTTGTATGGTAGCGACCACATCTTTATCTTGCTCTGATTCTTTGATAGCATCTAACATTAGAGATGCAGGCATTTCTTTAAATGCAGTTGTCGGCTTGCCATTTTCTAACACACGAGAACCCACTTTAACATGTGTGCCTGCATTTTGTGCTGCAAATGCTTCTTCTTCAGACATTTTGACTTGTTGATCAGGATTTTTAACAGATTTCATTAGATACTGAATTGTTTTCGTTTTTTCTGCTTGTTGCACTAACTTGTAATCTTTTTCTTCTCCGTATTCAATTACTTTACCGTCAGAGTTAACTTTATCAAGTCTTACTTTTACAGCCTTTGTTCTATCGATTGTATCTTTTCCCTCTTTGTCAATAAAAACCTGAACTGTTTCAGTTTTTCCTTCTTTACGTTCGTAAGGTTTAAATTCACTTACTTCTGTTTCAACACCATCAACTGTTGTAATGTTTTGAAATTGCGTAGCTTTAGATAAATCTGTGCCTACATTTGTTCCTTTTGCATCAAAGTATCTAGTAAACTTTTTTGTTACTTTGTCAGCAGTTTCTATCTTTTTAATATCACCAGTTGATGTTATTTCTCCTTTAACATTTTTAGTTATTTTTCTTTCATGAGTGGCTGTTTGTCCTTCTTTCACAGGAGTAAACACACCTTTTACTCTTATACCATACTGTATTTCTTCTGGCCCTTTTCGCAAACTTGGATGTACATATCCGGGAACGTTAACTACTGTACCATCAGCAGGTGATTTTTGTGCAACGAATTGTCCTAGAGGTTTGGTTTCGTATGTTGGCTTGCCATCTCCTGTATCAATGCTAGGTGTGGATATTCTTCTATTGTTATATTGTTCCTGTGTAATTAAAGGGCCAGTTGGATTACTTGGATCTTCGTAAAGATTTATTTTCATTTTATCTTCATCTTGAAAATAATTTAATGTTCCAGAGTTTCCGATTGTAAAGCCTACAAGTTTGTCACCCTCTTTTGCTGTGTAATTAGGTCCTACTGCACGCAAACCTGTCTTTGGATGTTTTACATAGTTCGTAACTTTTGTTTTTGCAGCGATTTCTGCTTGTTGTGCGGCCACTGCTCTAGCTCGATCTTTTTCTGATTTTATCTTTTTAGAATATGCAAAGGCTGCTAATAATAACGGATTTACCATTTATATTGTTTCCTCTTCTTCAATAGGTCGCAAAAATCCACCCTCGTCTTCAATATCTTCAGCAGGCATTTCAGTCATCATCCTACCTTCATTTATCGCTGCTTGTTCTTCTAATCTAACTTGTCTGTTTATATCTTCACGCATCACACTGAACAGAGCAGGGTTACGCTCTTTCATTATAGAAAAGAATGTCTTGTCAGATACTTTAGGCTTCTCTTCTCCACCGTCAATAAACAATTGAGGTGTGATACCATTCTCCACACCAAGCTTCAAAAGGTACATAGCCATTGCAGGTTTTATCAACTCGGCAACGTCAGGATTGAATGTTCCTTTCATAAATCCTTTGAAAGCCATTTGGTTAACAAGCTCTTGTATCGTTATGCCTGCAGTCATAAGCTTGAGCATATCTTCCTGACCTGTATTTGTTTCTAGTTTGTTTATTATAAAATCTATTGCCTGATCTGGATTAGTAAA